TCCTTATGTACCCAAGCTTCATGAGATCCAACAAAAGATTGATGATTGTGATATACTTATAGGGTTCAACATTAAGTTTGACTTACATTGGATAAATAGATATGGAATTTCTTTTGGCTCTAAACGTATTTGGGATTGTCAGCTTGTGCACTTTATACTTACTGGACAAGAGGCAAGCTACCCATCTCTCAATGGTGTCGCTGCTCATTATGGGCTGGGTACTAAGCTTGATGTGGTTAGTACTGAGTATTGGAAGAATGGAATAGATACACCAGACATACCTAAATCTATCTTAGAAGAGTATCTACAAGGTGACTTAGATCTAACTTACCAAGTCTATCTCAAACAGTTAGAAGAAGTTAAAGCTGGTGGGTTACAACTACAGCGACTAATCAGTATACACAATCAAGATCTATTGGTTCTACAAGAAATGGAATACAATGGTCTATTATATAACGCAACAAAGAGTGAGGAATTAGCAAATGAATTGGATGCACAAATCGTCGAGTTGGATAACGAGTTGTATCAGTACCATAACTGTGATAGTTTTAATCCCAATAGCGGTGATCATCTCAGTTGCTTACTTTATGGCGGAAGCATTAAGCTTTCTCGCAAAGTACCTGCTGGCTTTTACAAGACAGGTGCTCGTAAAGGAGAAGTCAAAGAAAAATGGGAAGACTATGTAGTTGAATTACCTAGACTCTTTACTCCACCTAGAGGTTCAGAGTTAGCTAAAGAAGGTTACTTCTCTACTGATGAGGCTACACTTAAGTCTCTTAAGAGTAGAAACCAACACTCTCTCAAAGCTATTCAAACTCTCTTAAAGAGATCAGAGTTAGAGAAGAGAGTGTCAACGTACTACAGAGGATTGCTTAAGCTATCAGCTGAACTTAACTGGAAGGAGAACAAGATACATGGACAACTTAATCAATGCGTCGCTCGTACAGGACGTCTGTCAAGTAGTAAACCAAACCTGCAAAACTTCGACGGAGGAATCAAAGGTCTCTTCTATTCTCGCTTTACTTGATGCATACGAGAAAGATATTTATATAGAACGATTATGGGAGGATCTCTACTAGATGTTACTACAAGCAGATGCTAAACAATTAGAGTGGGTAGGAGCCACATACTTAAGTCAAGATCAAGTAGCTATCGATGAGATTCTTTTAGGAGTAGACCAGCATGCAGACAACCAACAAAGATTTGGACTACCAAGTCGACTTATTGCTAAAACGTTCGTGTTTCGACTCATCTACGGAGGATCAGCGTACTCTTATGCGAATGATCTTAACTTCTCAAGTATTGGAGATGAAACGTTCTGGCAAGGAGTTATCGACCAGTTCTACGAAAAGTACGCAGGACTAAAGGTATGGCATGATCAACTACTAGAACGTGCTATGCGTGATGGTCGTATCGATATGCCTACTGGTAGGTTCTATAAGTTTGAGCCTGAGGTTAAGTATGGTAAGGTTAAGTTCCCTCGTACTAAGATACTTAACTACCCAGTACAGGGGCTAGGTGCAGATCTCATGGCTCTAGCTCGAGTATCACTACGCAACAGATTGAAAGGTAAAGAAGGAGTCTTAATGGTAAACACAGTACACGACTCAATAATACTTGACTTTGATCCCAAAGTATGGGATAATATTAGTCTAGTGCAGTTAGTTAATAACTGTTTCAACGATGTACCAGCTAACTTTAAAAAGATATTTGGTACAGAGTTTAACCTACCTATGAGGGTTCAGTGTGAAGTAGGACCTGATTGGGGCAACATGGAGGAAGTAAATGCTTAGAATTAAAATTGTGGATGTAGGTACCCCCACAGCCCATCAAGCAGCTAATGGCTTAGAGTATCAAGCTATAGAAGTTATCTTTAGAGATACTGAGGACCAAGTTAAATCCTGGAGACTATTCTCTTGGAAAAACAAACATGTGTACAAAGCTGCAAGCAACTGGACTAAGGGTACCGAAGTAGATGTAGAGGTTCAAGAAGATAAAAGAGGTTACGAACAATGGGTCAATACCACGGAAGTTAATAATACTTCTTTAGGAGATGACGATGTTCCCTTCTAGTAAGACTTGGATCACAGTGTTAGAAGTAGTAACTTGTATTCACATTATTGTAAACGTATATAGACATTGGAGTATTTAAAGATGGCAATTAAAATCAAAGCAAAACTATTCTGGGCTCAACTAAACGAGACTAACGAGATGTCAGGTAAGTATCAAGTAGACCTAGCTAACTTAAGTCCAGAGGCTGTTAAAGAATTATCAACATTAGGTATCAAGGTAAACAAACGTGATGATGACCAATACGACCGAGGACACTACATTACCTGTAAGTCTACCCTTCCTATCAAAGCTACTGATAGTAATGGCGTACCTATCGCTACTGATATTCGTATCGGTAATGGTAGTGATGCAGTTGCCGTTGTAGCTAGTTATGATTGGGAGTTCAAGGGTAAGAAAGGTACTTCTCCTACTCTTAATACCTTAGTAATTAATAATCTAATTGAGTATGAGTCTTCTGATTCTATCCCTGAAGGAGTAGCTGTATAATGATTGCCCTTATAGATATGGATCTTGTTTGCTTTCGTAGTGCAGCCAGTGCTGAAGAAGAACCAGTGGGCATAGCCGTATCTAGGATGAAAGATCTGTTTGAGGGCATTCAATCTAAGGTTGGTGCTACCTCTTACAGAGCTTTCCTCACAGGACCAAGTAACTTCCGTAAAACTATTAACCCAGCCTACAAAGCTAACAGGACAGCTCCTAAGCCTAAACACTTGCTTGCATTACAGAAGTATGCACTTGACAAGTTAGGGGCTGAGTGGGCTCCTGATACTCTAGAAGCAGATGATGCTCTATCTATTCACCAAGATAAGGTGGGAGGTACTACTACTATCTGTTCTCTAGATAAGGATATGTTACAGGTTCCAGGGAAACATTTTCAATGGGCTATAGGTACACTTAGTTGGTCTAGACCTGATAACTTTGTAGAACAAACAGAGTTAGAGGGTCTTAGACTATTCTATGAGCAATGCATTAAAGGAGATTCTTCTGACAACGTTAAGGGTATCCCAGGATTAGGTGAAGTTAAAGCCCGCAAAGCTTTAGCTGGACTTACTACTGAGCAGGCTATGTTCGATAAAGTACACAGTCTATCTCTTATTGGTAAAGGAAACTTCTTAATGGATTCTCAGTGCCTATGGTTACTACGTCATGAAGGAGATAGCTATGCTGCTCGATATGAGAAACTACTAAATGCCCAAGTTCAAAAGTAAGTTAGAAGAAAAGGTTTGGAATACACTAATAAAAGAATATCCTTCAGTAGAGTATGAACCAACTAGACTTAAGTTTACTCAACCAGTACAAGAAAGAACCTATACTCCAGACTTTAAAACAGATGCGAGTAAAGAGATCTATCTTGAGGCTAAAGGGTTACTAGATCTAGAAACTCGCAAGAAGATGCTATGGTTTAGAGAGTGTAATCCAGACATCAGAATAATAATGTTATTTCAGAATGCATCGAATAAGTTACACAGAGGTAGTAAGACAACGTATGCGATGTGGGCTGAACTTAATAACTTTGAATGGCTTGACTTTAGAAAGGATTGGTTAAATGCGTATAAACAATTGTGTTCGCAATGAAGAAGATGGTAGTCTAGACTTTGACTTCAGTGTTACAGAAGCTGAAGCTGGGTTCTTAATGGACCATGCAATCAAGAACTTAGTGTTCAATGGCATCATCAAGATTCAAGAATCAGATGCACAACAAGAATTAGATCTATTTAAAGAAGAAGGAGGTATCCCATCATGAGTAAACCACTAGATCCTAACGATCAACTATCAGAAGAACCTATTGATGAAGATACAGCTGATGAATGGGATGAAGAACGTATTGATATCATAGGTCCTAATGGTAACACAGGAGATCATTATCATTTAGGGTGTCCTGCATATCCTAATTGTGATATTGATCCTCAAGGGTGCCGTCATGTAACTGATGATGTAGACTTTTATGGGCATAGGAATTAATTATGAGTAAACGTATCATGGTAATACCAGATACTCAGATCAGACCTGGTGATGACTTTGCTTTCCTTGATGCTATTGGTCGTTATGCAGTAGATATGAAGCCTGACATCATTGTTCACTTAGGTGACTTTGCTGACATGCCTTCACTCTCTTCTCATGATAAGGCTGGTAGTAAGTCAATGGAAGGTCAGCGTTACAAAGCTGATATCCAAGCTTCTAAAGATGCAATGAAGGTTCTGCTTTCGCCCGTAAGGGCGGAACAGAAGCGTCTGAT